GAACCCACGGCTGAGATCGAGCCCATTTCCATCACTTCTTATCATATTGGCGTCCAGCAGAAATCAGGGTTTCTCGCTCTCGCTCGTCTTCTTCCGCGCCCATTAGCGAAGGAATACAGCAATACCGGCTTGAAACTTGTCTACGGCCATCCCTGGCGCACCCCGATTGCATTTACGGCAGATATACCACGCTCAGCGATATGCGAACTCGTGGAACCAGCCAAACCAGCCGTATACCGTTGTGACCCGATCTTGTCGGACGAAGAGGAGGCCGCGCTTTGACCGCCCGCAACAGCATCGACCGTGCCGTGGAGATCGCCGAGTCCGCGGCGTTCGAGAGCGCCTTCGAGCCGCGCTCACTGCCGCTGGTCGAGCGCGAGTACAGCGCCGAGAACGATGCTCTGTTTGGGCTGCGCGAGAGGGTCAGAACGCAATACTCGCCGCAGCCGATCCCCACCCGCCACTTCGATTGGGCCGCTTGGCTCGACGGGCGCGAAGAGGACGGGCCTTTCGGCAACGGGGCCACGGAAGCGGATGCAATTGAAGAACTGCGCGTGCTACTGCAAATGGAGGGATCATGAACGAGCCAAAATTCACGCTGGGGCCGTGGTTGAACCAGGAGAATATGGCAGGCTACGCGGATATTGTGATCCCCGGAGAGCATATTGCGATGGTGGCAAAGGAAACAAACGCCAACCTAATAGCCTCAGCACCGGACCTGTACGCCGCGCTGGAAGAGCTAATCTTGGCTTCTCGGTCTTTTGACAGTGAGCGCGTCTGTGCCGCTTTTGGACAGGCCCGCGCCGCACTTGCAAAGGCGGTTTCCCATGACTGAGCAGAAGGACGCACTTACGATTGCGCCGCAACAATCTCTTGGGCCGATGGACCTTATGCGTCAGGCCCTCTCAACTGGCACATCACCGGAGGTTATCCGCGAACTTGTGGCCCTCCAGCAGTCCGTCGAGCGCTTCAACTGGGAGCGCGAAGAGCGGCAATGGAGGATCGACTTTGACGACGCGCTGAATGCCTGCCAGCGTCAAATCGGGCGCATTGCGCCTAACCGCGACCGCGAAAGCGGCATCATGTGGGCGGATTACGTGCGCGTGGACAAGGTTGTGCGCCCCGTCTATCTGGAGGCCGGCTTCTCTATCAGTTTTTCTGAAGTGGAAAGTCCAACCGAGGGCCGCAGGATGAGGGCCACACTTTCGCGCAGTGGAGTAACTAAGGAGTATTTCTCCAAGCTAACGCCCGCAGGAAATAGCAAGATGAGCGCTGCGGACGCGGACGCGAGCGGTTCATCCCGCGCCATGCGCTACTTGCTGCTCAAGATCTTCAACATCGCGGTTGGTATCGACAAGGACGAAAAGAAACCTTTCGAGGACGGCAAGCAGCCCGCCGGCCAAGTCGGCGAGGCGCGTCAAAAGGAACTCTGCGACCATATCGGACTCGCTGAAAGCATGGACGAACTGACGCGCATCTACCTCGCAGCGCAGAAGGAAGCGCAGTACGACGGCGTCGCCACACTTAAGTTCGCGGAAGCCAAGCGCGTCCGCACGACACAGCTACGCAAGGAAGGCAAAGCATGAGACTGAATACCGAAGCACACGCGACACAGCCCACAATAGAATTCACGGCGCCAGAAGAATCAACCATCACTTCGCTGGCCGTAATCGAAACCACATCCGCAGCGCTGGTCTACGCCCCCGGCGCCCTCACCGCGCTGGTAGACAGGCTCAAGCAGGAAGTCCGCGCACAGCTTGCCACGCTCGATGTGTCCAAGCCGAAAGACAAGGCGCGCATTATTTCGCTCTCCGCGCGGGTAGCGAAAGCAAAGGTCAAGCTCGACGAGATGGGAGCAGACTTGACTGAGGAACACCGCGCCGTCGTTACGGCCGTCAACGCCGACCGCAAGACAATGCGCGACGACATGGATGCCTTCAAGGTAGAAGTTCGCAAGCCGGTAACCGACCTGGAGAACGCGGAGAAAGATCGCGTTGCTGCGCACGAGGCAATCATCCGCCAGATTGAAGACCTTGGCAGACTCGACCGCCCGCTGAACCTGGAAGAGATCGAAGCGCGCGCCGGCCAAGTGAGTGTTCTTGCGGATCGTGACTGGCAGGAATTCAAACAGCGTGCGGTCGGCGCTAAGGTGATGGCGATGGAGGCCCTTTCAGAGGCTCAAGACCGCGCCATTGAAGCCAGACGCTTACGCGAACAAGCTGAGCGCCTGGAATCCGAGGCCCGCGAGCGCGCCATCAAGGAACGCGAGGAAGCCGCTGCCAAAGCTGCCAAGGAGGCCGCAGAGCGTCGCGCAGAGGAGCGTGCATGGATTGCGCGTCAAGCTGCCATACAAGAGCAACAGCGCATTGAGAATGATCGCATTGAGGCCGAGGCGCGGGCAAAGCAGGCCGAAGCGGAGAGGATAGCCGCAGAGGAACGCGCTGCGCGGGAGCTACAGGAGGCGGAAGAGCGGCGCATCCGCGAGGCTGAACAGGCTGAGGCGCGGCGCGTAGCAGATTCCCAGGCAGCCCAACGGCGCGCGCAGGAAGCGGCAGCGCAGGCTCAGCGGGATCAGGAAGCGGCGATTGAGCGCGAACGGCAGCGCGTGGCCGAGGAGCAGCGCAAAGAGCTTGACGAGGCCGAGAAGCGCGCAAAGAACCGGGCGCACCAGGGCGCGATTCACCGCGAGATTGTCGAAGCTTTGGCGAAACTTGGACTGCCAGAAGATGGCGCAAAGCGCATCATTGAAGCCATTGTGCAGGGACGTGTACCGCACGTAACCATTTCGTACTAAGGAGCGACAATGCAGATTCTACGATTCGCGCAGCACGGCACAGACGGCAACGTGTCCGATGACTTCTTCCAGGCACACCTAGGCCGCGCCACGTCGTCAAGCGCATCATCCATCTTGGATTTCACGCTGAAGGGCGTCGAGGGTTCCAAGCGCAAACTCTACAGGCTAGAGAAGGTCGCGGAGATTTTGAGCGGTATTGCCGCGCAGGACCATTTCGTTTCCGCTCCCATGAAGGCCGGGACGTTCTCTGAGCCAGCGGCCCGCACCGCCTACGAACTCGAAGATGGCGTGATGGTCGAGGAAGTGGGCATGGTGGTTGGCGACAATGAACGCTGCGGCTGGTCGCCGGACGGGCTGGTAAACGATGCGGCTGGCAATCTGGTAGGCGCCATCGAGTCGAAGTGCCCGCGCACAACCACGCACCTGCAAACCCTCGACGCCGGCCAGATTCCAGAGGGCAACATGCCGCAACTGCTCTTCGCGTTCATGTGCTGCCCGCCGCTGCAATGGATCGACTTCATTTCGCGCGATGGAGGCATGAGCAACGATCCTGCGATGTTCGGCGCAATTCTTCCCAGGCGCTTCGTACAGTTCACCATCCGCCTGCACCGCGCGGAGTGCGAGGCGCAGATTGCCAAGATGCGCGAGGCGACAGACAAGTTCCTCGCCGACGTAGACGCGACCATCGAGCGCCTGAAACAGCGAGCGCCGGAGGTTGCCGAGCCTGAGCCGGAGCCGGTAGACGATCCGCTTGGAATCAGCGCGGAAGACGTCGCCTGGGCTGCGGCGGGATTTCCCGAAGCACAACCGAACGAAGGAGGAAACATTGAAAACTCTCAGGATTACAAAGGCTGATCTAAACGAGCGGAACGAATACACCCGCTCACGCGACCTTGAATTTGAAGGCCACATTGAAGTTGAGGCATCGCTTGGATGGATCACCGTCAATGGATGTATTCGCGCCGTCGGCGGATTGTTTGTCGAGGCCGGGTCGTCCATCAAGGCCGGGGAGTCTATCAAAGCCGGGGAGTTTATCAATGCCGGGTCGTCCATCAAGGCCGGGGCGTCTATCAAGGCCGGGTGGTCCATCAATGCCGGGTCGTCCATCAAGGCCGGGGCGTCTATCAAGGCCGGGTGGTCCATCAATGCCGGGGAGTCTATCGAGGCCGGGTGGTCCATCAATGCCGGGGAGTCCATTAAGGCCGGGTGGTCCATCAATGCCGGGGAGTCTATCAAGGCCGGGTCGTCCATCGAGGCCGGGGCGTCCATCAATGCCGGGGAGTCCATTAAGGCCGGGGGGTTCATCGAGGCCGGGTGGTCCATCAATGCCGGGGAGTCCATTAAGGCCGGGGGGTTCATCGAGGCCGGGGCGTCCATCAAGGCCGGGGAGTCCATCAAGGTCGGGGAGTCTATCGAGGCCGGGGCGTCCATCAAGGCCGGGGAGTCCATCGAGGTCGGGGAGTCTATCAATGCCGGGTCGTCCATCGAGGCCGGGGCGTCCATCAATGCCGGGGAGTCCATTAAGGCCGGGGGGTCCATCCGCTGCAAAGCGCAGCTCGCCGCGAAGCTCCGCATCTTCGCCGGCCTCTGCTCTTGGAATCTCCCGAGACCCGATGAACAGGTTATCGAGTGTGCAGAACTAGTCGAAGGCACCGTGTGCTTCGGCGAACTGAGGTTCCTGACCCCCTCCGCACCTATAGCGGAACCCACTGAAGGAGAGGACGCAGAATGAGCA